GTGTTAGAGGATGCTCCGCAGTTACCTGTGTTAGAGGATGCTCCGTAGTCCCCTGTGTTAGAGGATGCTCCGCGGTACCCTGTGTTAGAGGATGCTCCGCGGTACCCTGTGTTAGAGGATGCTCCGCAGTTACCTGTGTTAGAGGATGCTCCGCGGTACCCTGTGTTATGAGCATCTTCTGTAGGATTAGTACGCTCTGTTGTATATTCGATTGCGGCTTGTACCAGTCCTGGTATTCCTATTCGTGCTCCGATCTTGATCTTTGTTGCTGCTACCTTGCTATCATCCGAGCTCTTAGACAACTTTCCGCTCTGCTCGACCTCGTGGTACACGCTTTTGCTTGGCGCATAATAATTAAAACAGTCTAGTGGATACTCGCAAGCATGGAACCCTGCATCGCATACTTTTGCTTTGTCTTCCTCGTATTCCTTGCCCTCCTCGTATCGAAAACCTCGACAAGTCATATCTTTCTCAAATCCTTTATAGCTCTTAATTACTTCTTCCATTTTTACCTCCTGTCTCCTGCGCTTGCAGGATTCCTATCGTTAAACTATCCATGTCATACTTCCTGCCAGCAAAGTTATTAAATCTACGCCTGTTCTTTTTCTTCCTGTCATCCTGATACGTTTTTACATCCATTGCGCTACTCTTCCAATTCTCTTGCTTGTATTCTGTTTGATACTTATCATAGTTATTAATCTTGTACACACTTTTTTTAGACTTTGCGCATGGTCTTCGTAAAATTTCTCCGGTAGTTTCCAGATGTTTCAATGCCGTCCTAACTTCGCTGACGCTCATCTTCGTTTCTTCTGACAGCTCCGATAGCGACGATACGCACGCTCCGCGATCAATCTCTTCGCCTTTGTATGCTGTCGTTTTCCATTCTGCTTTTAACAGTAGATGCATAAACAGCCGGAACGTGTTTACATCTTTGTACCATTCCCATCCGAGTATTTTTCTGCTAATCTTGATATATCCATCATTCATCCTCTATAATCTCTACCTCTATTCGTGGGTTACCTTTATCTACATAAAACTCGTCTTGAAAACCTTTCACATATCGCCAGCCGTCATCCTGCAAAACCCTTGTATCTACAAGCGCGTCCTGTATTACTTTGCGCCCGAATGCGCTGATATTATCCAGATCACGTCTCTTATTTGGCTCATACCATCTATACAGCATCCGCACTGGATTCTTGATGCGCAATCTTCCCAGCTGTTCATATATTGCTTGCTTAACCACGTTTTCATTTTTTTGCTTAAGCTTTGCGCCTTTATATTGATTCGTCCGGCACGCACTCGTGTAGTCGTTCATGTTGTCCAGTCTCCCGGCAATGATTAGCGTATATCGCATCTCGTACCCACCCTTCATAAGTTTGTTTCATGCACATCCTTTTTAGCTGTATGCTTCTGGCTCTGTGCAGCTCCTTCTGGAAGTATATATTCGCTTCTGCCGCGTCTACCGGATCCAGCGGAAGCGGTCTAAAGATTCCATATCCGTTATTCAAAATGCAATCCCCATTCTTGTTTGCATGCTCAATCATTTTTCTAAGCAACCTATCCGTGCTTGGATTGGCTGGACGCTGAATCGCATTCATGTGCCCATCTGGTATCGCATAAAAGTAATCTTGTGCTGTCTTTTCCAATTACTTCTCCTTTCTGCCGGAGCCACGCTTCTCCGGCTGTGTGATATATAGTGGTTTTTGTATGCTATAAAATGAGGTGTTATCTACATCTAGTTACATTTGCGTGGGAATCTATAGTTAATAAGTTACAACCATGATTTACCAAACTCTCGCCGGAAGTCTTCTCTGCTTCCGTGGTGCTCCTCAAAATGTTTTTGAGCCATCTGTTTTAGTTCCAGATCCAACCCATGATTCGGATCCATGTGCACACTGCCCGGCGCATTCTCGTGCAACCAGTGCGCCACTGGCATCACATAACCATATTCTTCTGACTTAGATCTTAATGAGCCATAAAAAATATGGTGTCTGTGTACGTAAGGTGAGCCTGTGTAGTAGCAATGATCCATATCGTCTGTAAATACGCTCTTAAGTCTCTTCGCCAATCTTTACACCCCACTTCTGTACCATCTCCGCGATCTGGTCTGGTGTTGCCGTCTCAATCCCTAAGTCTTTCGCTTGCCCGATCACAATATCAATCAGTCTGCTCATTTCCTTTGTGTCAAATGTATGTGATCCTCGAAGCATCATGTACGTTCTGTACAGCTTGCCATCCTTGCCGCCCTTGATCTGCGATGTAGGCTTTAGATGGACACTTTCATAAGCATCCACTTTTTTCTCTGCTTCTTCTGTGTCGGGAATAACCACATATACTGCCTGTCCATTTATCAGCTCTATGTATCCGCATTCCCTCAGATTCATGTTGTGCCGATACGCTGTACTCTCTCCGGTAGCTTCGCATATTTCGCTCAGCAGCCTCCAGTAGTAGGCGTTCGCATTTAGACTGCGAGACTTTCTTGAGCGCTTAATGACAGCAGATACAGCCTTATCTTTCAATCGTTCGTATTCTTCTGTAATGTCTTGGTCTGTCTCAAGTGTAATCATCCACTTCCGTCTGCCATAATCTCGGTAGATCTGGACTATGTTTCCGCAGAAATTCATGCACCACACCTCTTCTGGAATTCATCCGGGTGATTCATTATTCCGGTAAATTGATTGATATTCAACTCTTCAATTTTTGATACTCCATAGATATCGAGTATCTTCTTTTCATTAATGCTCTTTTTCGCAAAAACACTACGTAATGTGTTTATATGTGACTGTGTCACTCTTGGCACTCCATTATCCGGCTTTTGATTTTTTTCTTCCTTTTTCTCACCGTACTGGTATACCGTTCTGCCTTTCTTATCAGCAATCACAAGTCTGTCAATCTTGCCAGAGTCGTCATATCCGATCTCCGACACTTTAAACCTATCATAGCAAGCTCTCTTATTGCCGTTTGTTACGATATTGCACTTATCAGCTCCGATAAACACAAACGGTGCGGTGTACAGCTCCCTGCCAATCCCCCAGTTAAAGCATGCTCGTTTAAAACTGTCCGATGCCAGACCCTTTTCTTTTTCTGTGTTGCTTTCTGTACCTGTGTCTTCCTTGCCGATCCACTGTTTCTTGTCTTTGTCCCAAATCGACACGATACAATTAGCGTTATCACGGCAGTGTGATCTCGTCCAATTCATGCTTCCTACCGTCTCATCCAAGATGTTCATGTCGCATCTTGCATCTTTGTACAGTAGGAGTGTTACTCCGGTATCTTTTACCTGTGACACTCTGCAATCTATCTCATCTGCCCTCAACTTTCTAAACTCCATTACGCCCTCCTTAATGCCATATACTTCTTCTGGTTAGTACCATAGCCTTTTGTGATAACTTGCATACCAAGCCGGTGCCGTGCTCTGTGTATATCTGGTCTTCCTATACCTTCCGCTTGCGCCCTGTTCATGAGTTCGTTTTCCTCGACCATTCCGTCTTGGATCATGCTAATGATAAGGCGTTCTGCTTTCGCATCTTGTCCGCTTGCTTTCAGTGCTGCATCCATAAGCTCTTGCAACTCTTTAATACGTCCACTCATGGCAGACATTCCGTTTGCTCCAGACAAAAGTGTTCTTACTGCTTCTATAGTTTCACGTATATCCTCAATGGATCTTGTTATCTCATCGATATTATCTGCATTGTTATTTGTGATACTCATCGTTTCCCGGATACATTTGTGCATCTCCTTAAGCTCATCTGCGTACATTCCACGTGTTTCGTTACCGTCTTTTTGTGTATCCTCTTCTTGCGTTATATCGTCAATCTCGCACTTTAGTATGGTGCATATAGCAAGCTTTTCAGCTCTTCCTGGTTGCCTTTCGGTTTTTTTGCAGCAAGATAGGTAAGACCTATCGTGTCCTATTTCAACACTCACTTTTCCCATTGTTGACCCGCGTTCGCTTATAACCTTTTTCAGTTTGTCCCAGTCTATTTTCTTTGTTTCCATTGCCCCCATTACCGAATCACCAAACTCTCTGACTGCTCCAGATGAGCGTAGTCCGTCTCGTTATTCTTCAAGTAGTTCTTAAGTCCTGCCTTATCAAGCTTCGGCTCTTGTTCAATCCACCACTCTTTCGGTATTTTTTCTTCGTTGTCTATCACGACTCCTGGAGTATTTTTGCGGATTCCGAACCCAAAAAGTGCGGTAGCGAACTTCTTTTTGCCTGTTGCAATCATTGCACTCTCAAGATATTTCTTGAGTCTTCCGGCATTGTTCATCTTCGCTTTCTTGCGCTCTGTCAGTCTCTTGATCTCTGCATCAATCTTTTCGGCGTCACCCTTTTCCTCTGCTATCACTTTTGCGATCGCATCAGCTTTCATTTCAAATTCGCCCTCTACTCCGTCTAATGTGTCTTTAATTACATCGGCATCCAGATCGGCATCTTCCAACATCTCCAGAAGCTCCTTGTATTCTGATGTCAATTCATATAAGCTGTTCATTTCCAACGTACCTCCCATAATCTCTAATGCAGTCGCTGCATATTATCTTTTCATCGATGTCGTAAATAAAATCTCCCTCATACACCGGTTCACCGCACTGGTCGCAATAATATATCGGATCTGGTTCTCTCGGTGGCGTGGTCTTCCATCTGTCATATCCATCAATCTCTTCCATTCTGCTTAAGCTCCTCTTCATACTTTGCTTTCAGCTCTTCAAACTCGGTTTTCAGCTCATCAAGTGATCTTTCTGCCTGATTCGCTCTGGCATTCTCCCGATACCAGTCACTCTGTCTGCTGTCAGCCTCTGCTTCTGCCTTGCATTTGGTTTCGATTAGCTCTCTGTATTCCTGTATCGGAATGCTTACACGATCCACGTCTATAAATCTTACTTCTTCCATCTCTTTACCTCCTGTGTTATAATAGCTATGGCTATTTAGTTGAGTGCTCCAGTCTTGCCGGACTATCGTGGGCACTCTTTTTTGTACCTGTCTCTAATCTGACCACCAATCACAGTCACCATACCCCATCCAATCTCTCGCATGAGATACGGCGTCAAAGATACGTTTCCGGCATTCTCTAATGGGAGTGCCACCCAAAACATGCCAAGTAGACCTGTGATAATAAGTGACCAGCCTATCGTTTTTCTCATTTTTATTATGTCTCCTTTCTTTGTTCTTTATCTCTCACGCGCACGCGTTTTTTTATTTTTTTATTCTTAAGAATATTAAATTATATATATAATATATATCCGCGAGAACGTGTGATTCTCAGTGCGTATTTCGTGCGAATTATCGTGCGAAGTTGGATTCTTAAAAGTCTCGCAAGCCTTGTAAACACTGGCTTTGCGGTGCATTCATATCGTGCGATTCTTCGTGCTAACTATCGTGCGAATTATCGTGCGATAGTTTTTATTGATGTATTTTAACTATTTTTGCACCATGCGAAACTATGTTTTTCCTTATTTCAAGCCTTTTGTCGAATTTGCACTTATTGATGTTTTTTATCCACTTTGCACGCTTTACGCCGTTAAAGTATTTCTTCCTGTTCTGGTTCTGTGTAGTTTCATTTCTGAGTCATTACAGACGCATCAGAGATAAGAACTCCGGCATAAGCCAGTGACTCATACACATTAAACGGCGGCACGTGTTTCGCAGTCCTGCTGTCCATTAGGGCGGTTCTGTTGGCGCACCAGTCGATGAATACACCAACGTGAATACGGCTCCCATTAAAAGGGTATCTGTATCGGCTTGAGTCCTTTTCCTGATATTTTCGTATTTCTGCCAGTCTGTTATCTACAGCCGTGTGGCTGTAGCCAACTAGCTCCCCGATCTCTTTACGTGTCATGTATATCGGGTTTCTCTCCATTCTTTCCACCCCTCTCCATTTTTGCGTGAATGCTCAGCACCTCTGCACTGCCTTTTATCAGCAGCAGAGATGATCTATCCAAGTCTCTCAGCATTGGCACAATCTCATCAACCATACCCTGTACATCTTTTTCTCCTACCATCTTTTCACCCCTTTCTTTTTCTGGCGGTGACCTGTGCCACCGCCTAAGGAGAAATTATCACGACCTACCTCATCAGTGCCGGACGGTCATCCCCGGCAGACGGTCATTGCTGACCGTTTCGGTTATTGCCAATTCAATCACTCATTGCTACAATAAAAGCAAGGGAGGAATTGTTATGGACTTTTCAAATGTTAATTTATTACTGCGTGAACAGCTGAAGCTATTTATCATGCGCTTTTATCATCCGGTATCTTATAAATTCATCGGCAAAGATCGGTGCACACTGGAGAACACATATAAATTCATCGAATCTCACTATCGTTTCACCGATTCTACGAGAAACGATGTTCCAAATTATCCGGTGTATGATCTTACTGATACATACAGACGTTATTGCGTTTACAAACGCCACCAGTTCTATGACACAAAGGTCTGGCAATTAATCATCTCTGTGATGGCTGCTATCATTGCATCATTGCTGACAAATTTGATTATGGTTAAGGTTTGAATATTATCAGCAAAACTATAATCATTAACAGCACTGCGATGATAAGCCGATATCTTACAACTCGCCTATCGAAATAGTAGAACAGCTCCGCTATTTCTGGCGGTGTTTTGAAATTCTTTTCCATGTACTCGAAGAACTCTTTATCTTTTTTTCTCATGTTGTTCCTCCTGTTCTTTGTGTTGCTCTTTTATCTCGTTTGCAATATTATAATACCTCATATGCAGTATAATGTCAATATTAAATTATTGCATTTGTGATATTTTTGTGTTATTATAATATTGCAGGAGGGAGGTGTGAAGATTGACAATTAATGAAAGAGTGAAAGAACTGCGTAGCTTTCTAAAAATGAACCAGAGCACATTTGGCGAAAAAATAGGGATCGCGCAAACATATTTGTCGCAGATTGAAAAAGGCGATCGGGATGTTACCGATAAAATATCAAAGATCATATGTCTAACGGAATGGAATGGACGAAAGGTCAATGAAGACTGGTTGCAAAACGGAACAGGAGATATGTTCGTGGAAGTTGCTGAAAAAGACAAAGCTACCGCAATTGTAAAGTCGTTGCTCCGCGGATACAAAGCAGATGACGAGGTATGCAGATTAATTTTGGATATTGTAGAAATTTACAACGAATTACCAGAAAAAGAAAAGTCTGCACTTAAAGAATTAATCGAGCGAGTGAGAAAACGCGAAATTTAATCTAAAAAAGACAAGACAAGGGTAACGCGCGAACCCTTGTCTTTTTTTGATTTAATCATCTGGACACGCGAACGTGTAGATCTCTTTCAATCTCTCCACATCGTCCACAGCGTCCACCATTTGATGTATCAGTCTCTTGTACGTTTCTCGCAGTTCCTCATCCGTCCACTTCTTTTTGCTCATATAGCACCTCCTGTAGTAAGTCCCTGCTATTCTATGAGATAATGCGGAACACAAGTTCTGCCTTGAAATCCGTAACACAATCTGCTACCATAAAATAGTAGGGTAATTGCTGGGAGGCTATTTAATGCGTGCCACCGCGTGCCTCCCAGTCTGCCTATACTTAAATTATACTGCTTCCGCTTCAAATTACCTGACCTTTATCAGGTAATTTTGTATTTGTCAGAAAACAATGTAGGCAAGGTGATGACCATCAAAAGAGGTGAGCTTAATGAATATTGTCGAAATGATGGATAACTTTGCGGTAAATGTCGAACAAGAGAGAATCCGGCTAGGGTACACACAAACGGACTTTGCACGGAAACTGGGGATATCTCTGTCCACTTACAAAAACATTATCAGTCACAGGGTGAGCAACATTAATGTTGAGATCATCCCGAAGCTGTACGAGATCACGGGGATGTTTGTATCTGAGTTTTTTGGATGTCAGAACAGGGAGTTGGAACTACTACGCTCATACCGACAGTTGAGCGAAAGGCAGAAAGCCTACATTGATGCGCTGATTGAATACGAAATAGCTCTAAAAGGGAGCGTGGATGAAACAGATGATTATCTGGAAGTGATCGTACCTACTGGGAATATGGAAGACGGCATGATCTTAGACTCTGCATATACAGAACGTGTTGCGTGCCCTAAATTCATGGCCAAGTACGGAACGGAGGTGCGGTGTGGAATACGCATTACATCCAATCACTTACATCCAGTGTATGTCAAGGGTGACGTGCTCGGAATCATCCGTCGACCGCCAAGAGACGGAGACACGGTCATTATCATCAATTGCGACGCCAGACAGGCTTATTGCCGTGTATATAAGCCAGGAACACCGAACAGGTTCATTCCGGTAAACGGTTACGGTGAGACATTTGAGATAGATTCTGACAGCAGAGAGGACATGAGTCACTGGGCACTGTTTGGTATCGTGGCATCGGTGATAAGATAGTAAAACCACAGGCAAAGCATGAAATTATCATTGATATACATAACAGTTTGTGAGATAATTTGAGCATCGGTACTTGTACAAAAGTAATAGGAGGAACGAACTATGAAAAAGAAACTTATTGCACTTTTAATCACTGCGACTATGGCGTTATCGCTTACTGCTTGCGGTGGATCTGGTGACGACAAAAAAGAAGACACCAAAACAGAGGAAACCTCAAAAGAGGACATCAAAGAGGAAAGCAAGGAAGACGAAGCAACTTACGAAAGCATCTTAACTGATTACACCGCTAAGCTTCAAGACGCAACACCGGATCTTGTGGACGAGTTTAATTCTGAAGCCGCAGAAAAAGCCGGAGATATTAATGCACTCGCTGAATTGAGCAATTCAAAAACCGAAGAACTTGCCAAGATCTCCAACGAGGGCGTTGAGAAAATGGCTGAATTAAAGTTAGCAAATGGCGATGATGATCAGACATACAACGACTGGGCGCAGAAGCTCATGGACGTGTATGAGGAACAGGCTACGCAGATTACAGACGCTTACACATCTGCTGCAACTGGTCAATAAATATTATCGTACAAAAATAAGCAGGAAGCAAAAGCCTCCTGCTTTTTTGTTACTTAGCTAAAAGTGTTACTTGCTCAAATTCTGCATTGTCACGCTCTTTCATTTTCTTGGTAACATGAAAGTAGATATCACGTGTAATCCGGCTGTTGCTATGCCCTACGCGCCTTGATATCGCATCCAGCGATACACCATTCTCTGCCATAAGTGCAACGTGCGTATGTCTCAGTATGTGCGTTGTCGTCTTGTGGTCACGATCCAGCACATCTGCCGCAATCTCGCGCAGATACTTATTAAATGCATAATATTCTAAAGGTGATCCGTCTGGAGCTGAAAAGAAGTAAGCGGATCGCACTCCGGTAGTCAGATCACGCTTCTTACGCTCCAGATCAAGCCGCCTGCACAGCTTCAATAATTCATCCTGCATATAAACTTCCCTCTGTCGCCTTGTCTTTGTCTCTCCAAGAGTCCCGGTCACTGAACTAAGGGAATGACATACCCGAATTGTGCGGTTTCCAAAATCCACGTCTGATGTCTGCAAGCCTAACGCCTCACCTGCGCGCATCCCGGTAAGAGCCATAAATTCTGTAACATTCCTCCAATGCTCAACGGTCATAGCATCAAGCAGCTTATCAAGCTGATCTGGCTCAAGATACTTATACTCAAGCTCTTCCTTAGATTCCTCGTCTGGGTACGGTATGAGCTTATCTAGCCACGATACATCCGCAAGGTAATCATTTCTATACGCCCATCGGAGAAACGCTTTTAAACGTACCAGATGCTCGTTGAGCGTGCCGTTCTTTTTGCCAGAAGCACTGAACATTTCACGAACGTATCTGGCTGTCAGCTTATTTATTCTCACATCTTCGCCAAGTATCTTCATAAGCGTTTTAACAGCATGATAGTTTCTGATGCAGGTCTGCTCCGATACGGTACGTCGCTGATCCGCAAAGTAATGTTCTGCCACCTCTTTCAGTGTCGGGTCATTCGGATTGGATTCCTTGCCGCCCAACAGATCATCAATCCTTGCATCCAGTAATGCTCTAGCCTCCCTCTCTTGGATTCTGGAATACTTGCCCGGAAGTGTTACGGAGATTGTATGCTTTTTCCCGGTCATAGGATCTGTGATCCGATCTTTGTAGCGCGTGCTCCCATTTCTCGATTCTTTCCACATAGTGTGCCACCACCTTTCATGCTTTGATTTTACTTAGATTTTGGGCGTTTGTAAAGACTCAAAACACCGGAAACCTGCTCCCAAAATGCTCCCACGCGTAAACCAAAAAAGCCGAAAACCCAGTAAAATCAAGGGTTTCCAGCTCTCAAAAAGTGCGGATAACAGCCTAATATTATTGACCGTTCTGCACCGTTTTGTACCGTTTCGGGTACTTATTTACGATTGATACGCCAAAATAAACCGTTTATGCCTTGTTATTTGCTCCCATTTTTGCTCCCATCACAAAAATAGCGTAAGCAACTGGATAATCTTGGCGTAATCTACCGTCGACGTTCATGCGTCAGCGTGTTTGTCCCGGCATTCTTTCCATTCCTTTTCGAGGTCTTCCGGTACTCCTCCACCCTCTTCTAGAATCTCTATGAGATGCTTGGCATGAGTGTATTCGTCGCGTGCGATATCCTTAAGCACACCTCCTGCGCTTCCAGATACTTCGTTTGACATATCCATGTACTTCTGGATGTCGCTGATCTCATCGTGCGCCGAGTCAATAAGTTTGTTTCTAATTTCTTCTGTCATGATTTAAGCCCCCTTTATATATCTGATTGCCTTTTCTACGTCATCAGCCGTAAATGTCATCGTTCCGAGCATCGGCAACGCTATCTGTAAGTTGCCGTATCTCTGTACAGACTGCTTGAGATGGTCCGCTATAAGATCGATATCAAACAGTCCGTTGTTGTCAACAGCCCCGATCATCTTAGCCGCTTGGTTGCTCTGGATCTCCTGCATAAGCGTACCTGTCTTAGCTCCAATCATTCCAACTAATGTACCTATAATCCATTTGCCGGACGTTCCAAGCTTCGGAATCACTTCGTTGTCTGCATAAGCCATAAGTCCATTAATAACCTGTTCACTCGTATACATATTCATCCTCCAAAAAGACAAGGGCGCATTATATGCGCCCTCTGCCATTCTTTTTTGCTTTCAAGCCATTAACCTGTTGTTGTGGTTGACGCGCTGGGTGTGATTGTCACATTACCCCAACCCGGACAGATCGCACTGTTTGGTACCACAAGTTTCGTGATCTGGTTACAGCAGTTCTGCAACGATGCGATACTTGCATTGTTTGTTGCAATTGCCGCACTCATCTGTGCATTTGCTACAGACTGGTTCGCATTCCAGTCAGCCTGTGCTCTCTGATCGGCGTTGATCCGTGTGATAAGACGCTCGTAGACATCCGCAATCTTAACCTCAGTATTCTGCTCGCTCTTAAGCAGTGCGATCTCTGCGTCCTTTTCTGCTAACGTCTGCTGCATTTTCATCTCAAATCTTGTGACCGGAGTGTTATCTGAGCACTTATTTACCCCAGCAACATCTGCAACCGCCGAAACAATAGAAGCCATGTCTCCGGCTGTTGATGTCTGGCGTGACGCTCCGAGAAGTCCTGCGCCATTAACACCGCCATTCAAGAGACCCAGTGCTGTTCCTGCGATACCAAGACCGAGACCTGTTCCTGCTACTCCTTTGCTTGCATATTCCATAAATGTGCCCCCTTTCTTTTTTATACTTATATTATAGTAAAAAAGAGAGCACTAATGCTTTGACGGATCGCCGACAGAATCATGACGGAATCCGATCAGAGCAAGCCGGATCAATTCATCTACGTGTGTCCGCACCATTCGGCGCAAAAGTTTTTCAAACCGTTCTGGCGGTATCATTGTATTGTCATAATGGAAATTTGAATCACCTTTTCGGGTACTGATTGAATCGAATATAGTAAGATACTCTTCATTGAGTCCATTCCGAAAGTGTTCAACAAATTCTTTCGGGTATGGAGCGAGATAATAGTCGTTAATAATCTGTTTCATGCGTGCCACCGCGTTCCTTTCTTTTTATTATTTACACTGCTGTTTGTACAACTGATTTACTCCGGTTGCCGCAAGTCCGCTCGCCATTCCTACCGCAATCGCATTGATAATGTCTCCTGCCGGGAAGTCGGGCATTGTGTAGAGTCCTGCAATGCCAAGCGCTCCACCGCACGTAGCCATGATAACCGGAATCCATTTGTCCGGGATTTTCTCGTAAGCTTTGCATCCGAGACCGATCACGTAGCAGATTGCTACAATTCCTACTACTGTTCCTAATGTTGTGATATCCATAAATTATTCCACCTTTCTTTTTATGTGCAATTCATCAATTTCATGTTTCATTTTTGTGACCATACCATTTCCACCGAGCTCGTGGTATGCGTCATACATTTCGCAAAAGTTTTGGTATGCGTACGACGGTATATCACCAATCTTAGTGTATTTACTATGATACTCAATAAGCTGTACTCGTAGTAAAAGCATCGTCCCCTTGCTGTTTGCGTCCCTGTCTTTTTTTTGTCTTTTTAGCAGCCAGACAATATACCCCAAAAGAATCGGAAGAGCTATGATATATGTCTGCATTAATAAATTCCCCATTTGTATATATAATCCTTTCTAGGCGTTGCTGACTGCGCAGAACACCATCCAATTAACGCGGAACGAACCGTTTACGCTCCTATCCAGTACAACATAGTAATCTGTACCAATCACCGTAACGCCATCAAGATGAGCCGCCGATGCATTTCCATCGCCATTCATGGCGAATATATGGTAGTTATAGGCACTCGTATATACTTGTCCAAACATACTGTTAAGGTCCGAAAGCGTGAACAGTTTAACAGAAGATGTGCCGTTAATCCTAACCACCGTGCTTCCGGATTTTGCCATAAATGGCAACTCATAAGTCGTAAGGAATGGATAGACATCTCCATCAATAATCTGCCACGGTCGCACATTGGCGAATCCAAACCCATCCTTTGAGCTCATCCTTAAGAGTGGAGCAGACGTCCATCCCGGAGTACCTGGCATGCCGGGAGTGATCCTGAGATCTTCGCATCTCATGTAAGCAACGTCTCCGTATTCGTTTGCGTTTGCAATGATTGATAAACGGTTACCACACATGTTAATTCGTGCGCTCTCAGCCGATATTCCGAGATCTATGGAGCTCTCATCAAACGATGCGAGGTTTTCTTCCCCGTTTCGGATCGCAATTTTATCGTTCGCGATTCGCACATTTCTGCCTAGGGTTTCTGCGGTAAGATCACCGACTACAACGTCCCCGTCTTTGCCGCTTATATAATTGGTGGCAACTTTCTTTCCCTCTTCCGCACCGGTTCTCGCGGTCTGGTCCTTAATCTCTGTCGATGTGGTTCCGGACGCATTATCCACAGTTATAACAGTATTACCAGTCTCGCCGTCTGCCACGCTAACAGTTGGCGAATATCCATCATTACCCTTTGTCTTAGACCACGAAAACACCGTCGTGTCACTCGTATCCACCTCTTCAGTGGTTCGGTTCGGAGCAGTACCCATGTATGACTTGCCATCCGGATTCGTGCTAATTCCTGTTCCGTTTTCGTCGTCTGCGTAGGCTATCCATGTATATAACGTTCTGGTTTTTGCTAACTCCGCAAACTTTGATGCCAACTCTTGCACCTTAGTAGATATACCGCTCGACTGCGTAGCGTATTCTCCGAATGTGGCTGTGTACTCCTTGTTAGTCCTGCTTGTCACAAGCTTTACGAGCCTTGCGCTGAGGTACAATTCACCTTTTTCGTCTACGATGTCCACGGTATCACCGACACTTACGCCGTCTGGAAGATATGCAAGCTCTACCTCGCATGTGATGGCTACGTCATATATGCTTTTTAGGTGCGATACCGCACGGTGAAACAACTCTGACTGGCTGGTCGTGTCATAGCTCCACAGCTTGACGATATGTCCTACGTCGTTTCCTGTCTCAGATAGATAACGGCTCCATGCGGCCAGAGCACTCCTTGACATGAGATAGTCTCCAGACACATAGATGTCACCGTCGTCGTAGTTATAACCTCTAAGCGTGATCGCATTATTAGAGCCTTGTGGCGTTCCACCTGTCACTCTTAGCGCAGTAGCCAGATCAGCAACCGACTTCTTAATCGTAATATTATCGATCTCTTTATTGAGTCTCAGCTTCACTCCAACATCTTTCCCACGTTTCCGGTATAGGTTAATGTATTTATGCCGGATTGATAGATTGCGAATGTCAAAGCTATAAGAGAGCTCAGCATCAAACTGTGTGGCTATACTCAGGAGTCTTTCGGCAGAGGTAGATTCTCCCTCCCATTTCAGTTTTCTGCTCAAGTCGCTCACTTCGTTGATGCCCATCTCAAATCCACTATCATAAGCATACTTTGTGACGTACCACTCTGATGGATATGCCTTGTCGGCTTCAAAAGCTCCAACAGTCTCGTTCAGTAGGTCCATACCGTTATCTTCTGCGTACACTGATATCTCATGCTTAAGGATATCGTGCTCGTTGTCAATAATGGTATAAAACTCTTCGCTTTCTCCGTCTTTCCTTATGATGTAATTACCAGCCGCGGAGAATCTTTCTATCTCTTTTCTTGTCTCGTCTGTATAGGTCAGTGCAAACTCAAGTGTCACAGATCCAGCAGATATCTCCTCTGTCTTTTGGTCGTTATAAATCCTGTGTCCGCTCGGTAGGTCGGTGCTTGCAAGACCAAGTATATTCATGTATCTGTCAGCAAAGTACAGTATCATATAAACACCTCCCTATATCTGAGCTTGTATGTTGGCGTCTGTGCCCATTCAGATGCGAGACACTTAATCTGATTCATTCCAGGCTTAAGACTAAATGATTCCCACATATTCCCAACCGCACCTAGATCTGCTTTAGGTAGTCCGTTAAGTGTCACTTCGCCTGTGCTACAATCAGCTATCAACACACTGCCATGTCCTAATTTGTTCGGAACATCTTTCCACTTTTCCACGTGGAGTTTATCAAAACTCAACACATCAAAACCGAGATACGTCAATGCTTTATTGCCAGTTCGGTTCTTGGCACTTTTAACAGATAGCTGTATCTTTGAGCATTTCATGTTCTCGACCTCCGGCACAACATAGGACGGATATCCACCCCAATAAAAAAATGTAAGTTTACTTCCCTCTTTTCGGATATCGCAGTGCCCCCAGTCCCAATACCACGGATTCTGGGAGTGAAGATGGCTCGTTGTGAACATATATTTCTTTAGCACTTTAACATAAGATCCAAGCGACGAATTGAACGTAGGACTATAACAGAATATCTCGTAACGTCCAGTATTTCCGGTTGCATCTGACTTGTACCAATTAACGCCACAGATAGGCTTATCATCCGATGTCAAGAACGTTAGCGTCATCTCGCCTGTCTGTCCCATTAATCCTGCGTACATAATTATGTGGAAATATGAATAAAAGTTTTTGCATCCATCCGTGTTTCCCTGAGAATCATCCGGAAGAACAAGTGTTCTCATGCCACCGTTCCACGGCTTGCTGTTATCTCCGGTTGATGCAATAGTCAGCCACTTTTTTCCAAACCATCCAGCTGTGCCAAGCGCGCCGGATGTACCAGCGTTTTTCGCATGCATAGCCTCTGTTCCGTGATCGTCAGGCAAACTAAAAAAATCACTCAGATATGCGAGTCTGTCATTCTCTTGATACGTTTCTCCGTCTGCCTCTTCGACATCTCCAAATTGTAGTATGTTTTCATTTGCGTCAACAAATCCAACAAACCCATTCTCTCCATTCTCCATTGTTGCTTCCAATACCGGATAAGATGGATATGTCCCGTTATAGTCGATTATAAAGCTTCCGTCTGCTTGCACGTCCACCTCAGTCTCGTTTACGGAATACTTAAACGGATCCATGCAATAAATCTCAAATTCGGAGGTAATGCTGTTTCTTCCGGGATCAACATCGTCGCCGCCCTGATACGTGCCGATGAAATATTTATCACTCTCATCGTTAAATATAACTTTCACCTGCTCCGCATCGAGAACGCCGCACATTTTGTTAAAAGCTTTCCGAAACGCTTCGCTGCTTTCTGCTATAAGCTGATATCCAACCGTTATAGTTCGCGCCGGATATCTCTTATAAGCAAACCTACTACCATCAGCGGCACCTGTTGTGTTTTCGCTGATTTCAGCCGTCATAGTTTCCCGTCCGGACACATACAGTGTCCGATAACCGGGAATTACTTTTTCGAGGTATACACCGTTATAGCTCATCGCTTCAGATGGGAGAGCTTCTTCTGGTCTTTCCTCGTTTACATCTATAAATTCCATTAGTATTCTCCTCTCTTCCGCATATTCCGTTTGTCTAAACGATTAAGCTCATCCTGTGTATATGTAGCAGTAGCTTTTGCAAACTGTCTGCCATTAATATCAAGCGGTACTGTTATTGTGCAATTAATGTTCCGGCTGTACTCTAACGACTCATCCAGACTCATGCTTGACGACATACCGCCACCAGCAAACGCAAAGTCTGGCTCGTATAGGCTCGGAATGTTAAATAGATCGGCTGAAGCTTTTGCAACCTTACCCTGCATCTTTTCCAGTCCGATAGCTGCACCTTTTCCAATCCAACTAAATGTCTTGATCGCAACTCTTGATGGTGATCCGATCTTAGCCTTTGCTCTGATTGCTCTGTCTGCCGCCGCTGCTAACCGTGCCGCCGCAGATGCTACTTGACCATAAGATGACAGCAATCCAATTGCAAGTCCTTGCCCAATATATCTACCTGCGGCCACTGCTGATGAATAGCCAGATCTCATAGCATTCCCGGCATTATTAGCCATGCTCCTTGCCGTAGCTACAATCATAGCAGATGAAGCCGAAAAGCTACTTGCAAGCTTGCTACCCATTTGCTGTCCGGCGGTTGACGATGCCGCGCTCATTGCTGTAAGTGATGCAGTATATCCAGACTGCGTAGCATTAGCAGCTGATGCGATCTGTTTAAATGCGCCCGGTATAGCCTTGAGCGAACTCTTCATTTTTCCGAACGAGCTTGATACTGTACTGGTACTGTCTGCGATAGATGCCATCTTTTTCTTTACGCCGCCAAGCGACGCACTAAGTGCAAGGAATCCGGCTGATGCCGCAACTCCTGCCGCCGCAAATGCTGCAATACCAACACCTGCCGCCGCCAGACCTGCTATTAATGCAATACTTCCAGCCGCCATAAGTAAGCTAGCCGCCGCCATAGCAGCCAGCGCTGTTGCCGCCATCATACCAGATGCACCTATCATAGTAAGCGGTGCCGCGCAAGCCGTAAGCCCTGCCGCTAAAACTAACACACCAGCACCTAAAACAAGTACACCGGCACCCATAAGTGCAATACCTGCCGCCGCTACAACGGCTCCGGCTCCAACTACAACAAATCCGGCACCTAATACGATAGCACCTGCTCCTGCTACTGCCGCACCTGCCCCGAACACAATCAACGATGCCCCAAGCGCGGCTATAGACACCGCTCCACTCGTGCCGTATGTGGCAATCTGCGGAAGTACACCTGCAACCAATGTAAGTGCTGTAGCCGCCAACAGCGCACCAGCTCCAACCAAGAGTACCGCCACTCCAAATGCAACCAATCCAGCCGCACCTGCCGTTAATGCCGGAGCTAATACCGATGCCCCTGCCGCCAGACCTGCAAGAGCTCCGACCATAAGCACCATAGTAGCTACTGCGCCTGGTCCCGCATTCGCAAGTTGAATAGCCGCCTGCGCCAATATATACAGTCCAGTAGATGCGATCAGAACTGATGCTCCTATCGCAAGGAATGTCGTGGATATTGCTTTTAGTTTTGCTGGACCGGCTTTAATCGAGTTAATTGCTTGTGTCATACCAATCGCAAACGCTCCGACAGCTACCACAAGTCCTGCAAGCACACCTACCGCTAACGGTCCGGCATCTGCTACGGCTGTTGCTCCCTTTGCCAAAAGGAAGAATCCGGCTGACACCGCCAATACGCCGACGCCCATTAACGCAAACGCTTTCGCACTTGCAACAAGTTTTTTGGATGATGTGCCACTCTTCTTAGCCATTTCTTCTGTGCCCTTTGCGGCACCAGATAAACTCTTTCCTAATCCACCGACCGACTTAGCCATTGAGATCAACGGACTAGCCACGGTTGCGATCACGCCACCAATTGCCATTGCCGTCCCGAATGCCTTGAACGCTACTGTTGCGACAAGTATAACTTGTAATGCCTTTTTAACAGCATCTTTGTGATCTGTAATGAATTTAGAAGCACTTTCCGCTGCGCTTCCAATGCCATCAAGTGCGCTTTTGACAGTGCTCATAGTCTCGGCATCTGACACGATCTCCCATATTGCTTTTCCTATCGTTCCAAAAATGGCTCCTACCGCAGGACCCACCGTTTTTACGGTATCAAAAAACATGGATGCATATTTACTGACAGTCTGAAATGCTTTAGTATTACCGAACGTCTCTATCTTAGTGTTGATAGTATCGAATGCAGGTCCTATCTTATCCTTTACAGAATCAATCATTTGTGAGATGGTCGGAAGCTGGTTGGCTGCTAAAAACGTATCTATAGCAGATAAAGCACCCGCCATACCTTTGACGATCGAAATCTTAAGGTTGGACATAGATGTTGATATACCTGCCGTAGATGTCTTAGCAACATCTGCAAAGCCACCTGTTTCCTCTGAGCACTCGATGATCGCGTCCGTAAATTGATCCATTGTTATAGTACCGTCTTGCAATGCATCGTAAAGCTCCGTAGTGCTTCCGCTGGCGATTCCGAGCTTCTTGGCTGTCTGTGTTAATCCGTACTTCATTGTCTCGTTCAGCGTGTTCCATTCTTCCTGTCCGACTTTGCCACGGCTTAACATCTGTGTAAACTGCGTCATACCACGGCTTGCCTCATCGCTTGCTGATCCAGACGCATAAAACGCATTGTTCATGGCGACGGCAAGTTTTGTGGATTTTTTTAGATTGCCGTTGGTTAATGCCAGGGACTTCGCGCTGGAAGCAATTTCATCAAGCGACGTAGGTACGTATTGAATGCCGTCCCCAAGCTCTTTAATGGAATCTGCTGCTTCTTGAGCAGAAAAACCCATCTGTTCAAGTACTCTCGGGTACTGGTTTAGAGTATCGAATCGGCTGACCGCACTACCAACGTTAGATGATAGAGTATTAACCACCGCCGACACGCCCTTAAACGCCATAGCTCCAAGCGCTGTGCTTTTTACGCTACTCATAAGTGACTGCGTAGCACTCTGAGCTTTCCCGAATGTTGAAACAAAGCCGGAATCTACCGCCGAAAGTACCGCTTTCACTGAATAACTTTCTGCCATTACTCTGTCCCCTTTCGCCTATAGTAGTCCATAAGACCACTGAATTTGCTTTTTTTCTTTCTCTCCATAACCCTGTTAACAGCATCTTTGTAGTTAAAAAACTGCCGGAATCTTGGGAAGGCTGGCTTTTCTTTGCCCTTTCCTACTTTTTTCCGTGCTCCGGCTCTCACATTCTGAAATGCCTGCATGTGGATATGGTATAGCTTATCCACTTCGGCAAGCTCCACGGCTTTCATTTGGATGTTGTATTCCCTCATAGTCATCATCTCCACATCATGCGTGTTTTTACAAAAGCCGTAGCGGAAGCTATCCAGGGCTACAGAATCAAAAAAGCTTACATTGCTGCAAGCTTCTCTTCCTGATTCTTCTCCATGATCTCGCCGACGTGAATCATCTTCTTCATGGCTCTTTTCGATACATTGGCTGTCGATAAAAAATCGATCACGCTCTCGAAGAGTTTGTCAATATCAGTGTCAGAATCCTCAATGTATGACTCAATCTCAGCTTTTGTCAGTCTAGGATCGTTGCCCTTGTTAGTAAGGTCGAGCGTGGTGATAAGGTCCTCAATATCACCATCCACAAGTCCACCAGCCAGAGACATGAGTCCTACTTCTTTCTCGATTCCATTTTCTCGCTGGACCTGCAATTTGTTAGCATCTCGCATAAATCCTATTCCAGCGGTAAATGTGTATACTTTTCCGTTAATTGTTAATTCCATACTTTCCTCCTACGCTTCCTGTACAGTGTCTTTAAACACTTCGTTTGCTGCTTCCTGCTGTGCGGTAGTAACTGTAACATCACCTTTAACACCTTTTCCGTTAATCCCAAATGTCAGCGAGCACTCAACAAAGTCCTCGGCGTTTGATGTCTTTTCAAGCTCTGTCAGATATCCGGTAAAGTATCTTCCTTTGTACTTGTTTTCTCCACTGGATGCAGGATCATCAAGGTTTGCTTCCCAAATCTCGATCAGTCCATCATCGTCCATAGCGTCCTCGAGATCGTCAATGGTCGAATCACCTTTTTTAAGGATTGACGTAGCTGTGATCTCGACCTCCGCTTCTCCAGGTGTACGGATGGAGCCATCCTTAGTTGCTGTTGAGTCAGCATCTTTTGACTTGGTTCGTCCGTTCTCGGTCGTAAACGCGAGCGTTGTTCCTGCGGCGGTTTTTGAATTTTTCGCAACACGGAACAAATATACAATCTTTCGTCCTTTGACAGCTTCGCTTGCTCTGGACGATTCTGATTGTACTGTCACACCGCTGTCATTCTGAGCGGCTACATCACTCTGAGTTGATACGTCGCTCTGTTCTGTTTCTGTGTTCTCGGATGCGAACATCTGCAATTTATTCATGTTTTTTCTCCTTTCAGAAAATAAAGTCTACTGTAATGACCGCATGGAGCAATGGCTCTGCGGTCGTTTTATCAGGCAATATTCTGGATCCATATCCAACACATTCTGCGGACGTAAGGTTATAGCATACATCCTCAATCGTGTCAGCTATTCCAGACACTCTGCCCCTCTGTCTTGGGTTGTTATGCCAAATGTGTATCGTCTGTGTAATGTCGGCTGGGTTGCCTTTCCGATGCTTTTTCACTATTCTGGCATCCTCTGTTGTTTCTCCAAGATATATAAATGGATATTGCGTTTCCTCGGATGGAAGCGCGCCATCATATACACTGTTTGGATATAGTTTTTTGAGCCTAACGATAAGCTCAGAGAAAACACTCTGTTGTGCCATTACTTGACCACCCTTTCTAAATCGTGCTTGAACTGGTTTTTCTGTTCATCAAATGCTGGTTTAATATGTGGCTGAGCATCCATGTAGCGTGTGCCCCATTCGACATACGGAGCATATTCCGCTTGCGACTCACATTCAGCTGTCATACCATTGTTCTTAAGTTCGAGCGCGATATTCCGCTTTAGATTACCAGTGTCAACCGGAGCATTCCTTTGAGCTTTGTTCTGCAACTCAGACCCATTCTGCTTGACAACCTTTTTAATAGGGTCAAGATTCTGGCACTTCTTGATCTTTGCAGTAAGCTTATCCATCCCATCGATATAAATCATGTTTCCCATCACTGCACCTCCGACACGATAAACGTCTGCTTATGCCGTAACGTTCTGGTCTTATCGACTCGGTATCTTTTTGAGCCAATACGGATATAGTCAAATATCCCATCATATACCGACTGCAAACGGATAGTAAGACTTCCTTGCTTAAGTCCTCCATATACAAGCGTCAGCGTATCCGTGCCAGTATCACTGACCGATGCATAGCGCTCTACTTCTTTCGCTATATCGTCTGCGTAATCTCCGGTTGTGGTGTTGTATTCGCCACGTACAACGTTCTGAAAGTAAATAGGTGTATCAAACCTCACAAGAATCTCACCCGACCTCTCTTTGCTTCTTTTTGAGCATCAAGCCACGTTTGTATGTCCTGCTTATAACCCGAGAAGTCATCTGAATCCCAAGATTGGCTCTCACCCTCTACAGTATGAGAAGCCAGCCCCTCTGATCCGATCCGGTTGAACCGTATCACGGAGACATCAAGCACGATATAGGACAGCTCGTCCGGCGGTTCAACACCGCCTAGGAGAGCCTTAAGTCTTTTTTTTGTACCGCTTATAATTAGCAGCAACACATCATCCTGTTTGTCGTCCTTGATGCCGAGTAGCTTTTTAAGATCATCCAGCATCAGACCACCTCCTACGTTAATGGATTAGCTACAACATCACCAGAGCGTACAGCCTTGTAATTTGTATCGCACTCTACAACAGTGATGTGTTTTGTGGCTTCCGCTGTGATCTCGCTTACACCATCCCACTTGGTCCATCCTTTCACATCCATGCCATAGGTTACATTAGTAGCCGCTGCTGCTACCTTGTACTTAAGGACATTGTTAACGCCCTGCTTTTCCTCTTTCACGGATACGGCCGTCTTTCCGCTTTCTGTGCCCTTAGATGCTGTCAAGGTCAATGTACCGAGTGTCTGTGTATCAGAGCCGCCTACGGACGTGTAAGCAATACCATCCTGGTACTCGCACATCACACGGAGTCCCATGATAGCATAGTTGTCGCTAATCATACGGCTGTAATCACCCTCTGTATGGAATCCAATAAAGCCCGTCTCTGGATCAACCGTAAACGCCAGACCTGCCTGTGCAAACTCAGAGTCTCCAGGATTAACGTAGTAAGCTACCATGTTGTTAAGCGGCGTTGCAATGACAACATTCTCTGGAATCTCAGATGAAACAAATACTACGTCTGCTCCCATAAAGTTTGTCATGTAGTCCATACCAAACGCTGTCTGCATGGTGATATCTGCCGCTCCAATGTATTTATACACATCAAGCGTATTTACCCACACAGCAACTCCGGTAACAGAGCGGTGCATCTTTTTAAATTTGTCCTTTACTCGACCGATGGACATTGCTACAGCCATCTGCCAAGTAGATTCGTGGCTTACCAGTGACCCTGCTTTTAACTGGTTGTACAGCTTATTCAGCACAACCAACTGGAGGTCAGACTTAAACTCTTCGTCGGTTGACTCTACCGCCGCATCATATCCCTTATCTGCGATAGCCTCTAACGATACACCTTTTCTAAATTTCTCCACACGGATTGTTCCGAGTGACTCTTCCACGGCATTGTACTGGCTCATCGGGATCTCTTCTCCCTCGCCTACATCTCCGCTCTGCAATGTGCCGGATACCTTTTTAACTTTCAATTCTGATCCGTTCGCTTTCTGGATCATTCTGGTGATTCCCAACAGATCAAGTAATGACTGGAGATTTTTTCCAAACGATGTAACGAAGTCGATCTCCCTTGCCTTAACCTTAATCTGTGCCCTTCCTGTCATGTTGTTAGGTGCGGCAAACGCCTGTAATCCTAATCTTGTGATATTATGCATATCTTCTTCTCCTTTCTACTGGAACAACTCAATGTTCTCTTCGATTAATCTTTTTCTTTCGGCTGGATTTTTTACGGCAATAATCTGTTCTTTTGTCATAGCCGTGTCTCCACCTTTTTTACGTGGTGTCTTGCCTTTCAAAGCTTCCTTAACTGCGTCCTGTACAGCTTCTTTGTACAGATCGGCGAACGCTTCAACTGCTTCTTTTGTACTGTCCGCCTCGTCTGTGACAAGGTTTTTCAGCAGCGCATCCGGGATATTGATGCCCTCATCCGTCAGCATCTGTCTTGCAGTCTTAGCGAGCTCAGAGCGTACACCCTGCTTCTTGTAGGTTTCAAGCTCGTCTCTCAGCTTCTTCATCTCATAAGCCTGTTTCTCTGATTCGGTCATTTGTGCAAGCTTTTCAGCCTCAGACAGCTTATCGTCAGTCAGTGCTTTCCATTTCTTTTCTGCGTTTGTCACCGCTGTCTTAATAGCCTTATTGACACGTCGGTCAAATTCTGCTTGATTACCTTCCAGCTTTAAAAACCCGTCAAAATCGAGCGATTCTGGTTCATTGCCATCTGTGCCACCATCTCCGTCGCCTCCGTCGCCGTCACTGCCTCCGTCACCGTCTGCGAATAGCTGTAAATTAGCCATTGGTATTCTCCAGCTTTTCATCATGTTCATATATTTCATTTCTTGTCCTTTCTGCCCCAGACCATTGCATTCGCCCCAGTCCATTGCTATCAAGTTTGTATAGTTTAACGACATTCCGGTCACATCAGTTACACTACCCGGACGTAATCCGGGAACTCATCAGCGATCATGCAGATGCCGATAAAAAAGGAATCCACCAGAATTCTTGATTCTTCTGAAAGATTCCCATAATTTATATTCGCCCATCCGGGTGATATATCGTATTTAATATCGTCAGATGTCAATTCTTCTAGCGATCCAACCAACGTCTGAGTAAGCGCCGTGACTCCGGCACAAACGATATCATTGCCGTATTCGGCGTATTCGGCGTGACCATCAACCGTTATGCCGTCCGGTCTAACATTAACCTCTATCATTGCGTCTCCTACTGCCTGTTTATCTCATGCTCTAAATAGCAATCAAATTCTACACGATAATAGCCCGATAACCTTTTGATTTTAACTCGCGCACCAGCTTCTTCGCGTTAGCTTTAGATTTAAATGCACCAACCTGAACCCGGTAAATCTTACTACCTGCAGTCTGCGTCTTGGTAGATGTAGACGTACCCACCGAAGACAACCCAAACGCCTGAAGGATTCCCTTGGCAATATCATCCATCCTAGCATTAAAAGTTTTGGCATCACTTGCATTGGTGATGAAACCACACTCAATCAGTCGGTACGGATAGCCTTTTGCGGCTGCACGTTTCGGGTTCGCCAGATCCGTTCTGCCTACAACAATTTGAGATCTGCCTGGAAAGATAGCGGAGATCATTTTCGCCAGAGCGTTATCATACTGATCAGCTTTATACTTTCCATTGATAATTACGTGTCCGCCCCTTGCAGATGCTGATGCGCTGTCCATGTGAAGCTCAATGATCTGGTAGTCCTTTGGAATGCTTAATTTGCTGATGCCATTATCCGCATACCAATTGCGGCTCGTATCTGCAATTGTGACATTGCTTCCGCCCAGCGCACCGATACGTGCTGCCAGCGCTCTCACTCGTTCAGCTTCTGTGTATCCATTTCCGGTCGCTCCCGGATCACCGGCACCATGACCGGCTATGATGAATAGATGCATAACATACTCCTTTCTGTAAGATGTCGCACATAAAAAGAGAGCCATAACGACTCTCTTTGATTGCTCTGTTTATAATTGACTCATTTTTACATTAAGAATTGTCAGAAGACCCGTAGGTCTTGCTCGTATCTCCATGTATTCACCTCTGCTAGTTCACTAAAGCCACATTTAGTTAATCAGTTGATGTTTTGACTGATGTCATTTCATCATAGGTTGTAGTTTCAGTGGAATCTGTAAGTAAATCATTTTTGATAAAACTACATTGGTTAAATAGTTTCCAATAATTCTTCGTACCACCCGCAATAATTGATGGATATACATTTTTTAATCCACCACAATTTTTAAGAATTAAGCAACATGGCATCGGTCTATCTTCATTTTGGCTCCTCACTTGAATGTTTAAGTTATCAAACAGGCAATCAATACATTCAATTACTGCGCCTTTTGGACAAAGACCTTCTGGCTCGTATCTTCCATTTATCCAATCATAAGGATATGTGTTATCATGCCATTGAATACCAGCATCATTTTGCGAGTTTAGGAATTTGCAATCCTTAAAAGTGATATGTGAGAAAATACTTCCACCCATGCCAATAACAGGACCATTCTTTGGTGAGTAATCTCTACCGTGCCAATCAAAAATACAATTTTCAATATAAGGTGTTGAAAGACAATTACTTTCAAAATGTAAGCAATATCTCAGATTAGTTCCAACAAATTTAAAACCTTTAATTACAGTATCAATAGTTTGAGAATTTATGTGGAAAAAGCATTTATTAGTACAAGTATCGTTACTTATAGTGTCATATCCAACGCCGCCGTCCCAAATAAAAATACATTTTTCCGGATTGTTACTTTGGGACTTATATGTTACATATGATTTTGCAATAACACCTTGATAGTCAGAGCCGTTCTGACCTTTGTATTTTTCTTGCAAATCCGTATATGTTCCATCTGCTACAATAATTTCATACTTATTCTTTTCAGAAGCATTAGTAACAACATCATTTGCCTTTAATACGGTGGCGTATGGTTTTTCTTTTGTACCATTGCCTTCTGTATCACTTCCAGTTGTTGCCACATAAATCTTGTTGATATGTATTTCACCAAGTTTATCATCTACTTCATCTTTTGTGTAAACTTCGCCTTTTGTGTAAACTTCATCCTTTGTGTAAACTTCTAACCTATCAACAAAATCTGTTTTACGATAAGATAAATTTTGCCTAAATTCACCAGATACAACATTGATACTCTCAATAGATGTATCTAATCCTCCTTTATAAAAACTCAAGCAAAGATATTTTGCATCTGTTGGAATTTTATAAAATTCTGCAACTTTACTCGTTTGCGTATTGTGAATAACATACGTGCTTTCAACAGGTGTAAAAGTTCCATCATTATTAACATATCTTGAAGCCCAATCTTGAAATTCACCGTATACGACCAACTTATTGCCTTCTATAGGAATCTTTGCCGTAATATAATTCTCATTTATTTCTTTGGTTTCTTTTTCTACTCCAATAAAGTTCCAATAATATCCATCAGTGACTTCACATTTTTGTATGATACTAACGGATGATATTTTTTCAGATACTTTATTTAATTCGACTAAGTCTTCATTTAGCGAACTAATGTCGGCTTTATTCTTCGCAATCTGCTCAACATTTGCCTGTATTTGCTCAGCTGATCCAATTTGCTCTTTTAACGACGCGTCTACTGTATTCGCCTGTTTTACCGTGGCATCTAACGCTAACTGCTTCTCTCCAGCGGATCTAATGGATCTGTCTAATGCCGTCTTAGCTTCTCCGGCTTTCCCAATTGATGTATCAAGCTCTGTCTTTGCATTCCCAGCCGACTGTACAGCCTTGTCCAGATTTCCTTTTGCATCCGTGGCATTGCTGATAGCACCGTCAAGCTCTGTCTTTTTTTCGGTTGCATCAGCTATGGACTGCTTGATGCTGTTCTGAGACTCTTCTGTCTGGCTATGGATCTTCTGCAACGACTCCACTGTCTTGCTTTCAATTCCTCTCAGTGCGCTTTCTCTTTCTATACCGATAGCTGAGATTGCATTATCTCTTGCCTTTTCTACGTCTCCTTTGCTTTTCCCGGCGCTCTCGGCATATTCCTTTGCTTTATCCGCTGATTCCTTTGCTGACTTTTCAGCTGCTTCAGCACGATCCGCAGCTGCATTTACCGCATTAACAGCATCTTTAAAAATGCTTGGATCTATACTTGGGTCTTCTGACGGGTCTGTAGGCTCTGGCCGTGACTCTACCGGAAGCTGAATCATATACTTCGTATTGCCGAACCCATCACCAGAAAGATACACAAATGCGTAAATTGTATAATCACTTGTTGCCCCTTTGTTTTGCAGTAGCTCGTTTGGGATCTGCACTGTAAGCAATCCATTATTGCTTGTTCCAATCCTGTCCAGTGTATGACCGCCGCTCTGTTTGAGCGAGAACTGCACCTCTGTCACTTTCGAAAACTCTTTCCCAGCAATCCTCAACACCTGACCGTAATCATACTGCCATAGCTTTTGATCTCTCCTGGTGCTTCTGCCAGTTAATTCGATGTCTATAATGTTATCCATATCATTCACCCCTAAACATCTGAGGATTATCCTCAATAAACATATATAGCGCATTGCAAAGCCGCTCAATTTGTTCTTCGCTTAATTCGATTTTATACATCTCGTCAAGGGCGTGTAAACACTCATGCATCAACGTAGCTTCTTTTGCTTCTTCCGTTATGTCTTCGCGTAACGCAATCTCTTGCTCAAGATATCTGATCTCCCCCTGCAACTCCACTTCGCTTTCATGCAGATTCTGCTCTTCCTTTACTTTGTAGTGTTTAAATCCCACTTTTACTTCTTCGCATAATGTCATATCACTGTCTCCTTAACCATTCTTCAAATTCTGTTCTGTCCATATATGCAACTGTGCTACACCGACAATTCGGATGCATCGGCGGCGCATTCTCTCCTACCGTCATATCTTTTACATTATACGTGTTTCCGTTCAATGCCTTGCAGATAGGGCACGCTGTTGGCTCTGCTATATATTCATACATTTCATAACCGTTTCGCTCATATGACTCTTTCTGTGCTTCTGTTTGCACCCTAGCGAGCTCTGTCCGCATTAGCCTAACTGCATTCGACCTGCTAACTCCAAACCTCTTCTCTAAGTGCCTTGCCAGCACTCGTGGATTCCTGCCTTGTATCATACCCTCACGGAGTAGGTTATCAAGCTCACTTTTTAGCATTGCCTGATGCGTCCATATCCTATCTGAGTAGGTTGCTACGTTAAATGATGCAGTTGCAATTTCTCCGGCTCTCTGTGATAGATCTTCTACGGCATTTCCTAATATGCCAGCCTGTCGTTCTAGCTCTTCTCTTGCCCTGTCTGTTAGTATCTGGCCCGTGTACTTGTCGAGCTCATCATATCCAGCTACAAGCTCAAGCCCTATATTCGCCTTAAGGAGCTCCAGACGATTAATCTTCATCGTGGCGTTGTACAGCCGCATCTCTTCATTTGCTTGCGCCGAGAAGTTCTTCTCCCGGACATACCGCTCAGCTTTTCGCTCATATTCGGCAATGTCTAACTGCGATACACGACGCTTCGCTTCTGCCATCGTGATTCCCTCGGCTTTTGCATATTTGGAATAAAAACCGTTAATCTCTTTCGTGATCTGGTCTTCCATGTATTTAAGGATCTCGTTGACTCTTCTTTCATATTCCTGTTCGGTCAGCTGATTCCTAGCAAGGTTCTCAGCCTCTCGCTTCGACCAGTAATCGCTACTGGTCAATGCCCTCATCTTTTTCGCCATCTCCGATACCTCCGAACATTCTGTTTGTGACTATATCTTCTTTGCGCTTCTGATCGTCGGCTTGCATCTTCTCAATCTCTTTCGCTACATTATCAACGATAGACAACACGCTCAACTGAGTGTCTTGTGATACAATGCCGTCAAGATCTCGTGCGATCTGCGCTTCTTCTTGTACGTTTGCCGGGAAATTCGGCGTGAAATGCGGATGCACTTTAATCCAATCATCTGTGCGCATTCCGCTTACCGGGTTGGAAAAAATCAACTTGTATCTGCGGTTCATGCCAGATGCAAACTTACGTTCTTTTGTCTTTTCCAGATTGCTCATGGCAAGCATCTTATATCTCATTGCGATGCCAGAGCTAGTGCCAAAACTCTCCTCCGACATATTCGCGACCATGCTTATCTGGAAGATAAGCTTCTCAAGTCTGTCTATCAGATGCTCCTGTGTAGTGTCTCCGTTCGGCTTTTGCAAAAAGTCAACGATAAGCTTCTCAGTGTCGCCCTCGAAGTTAATCACACGATCATCCCGGATATGCTTTACATCATCGTCGCCAAGCTTTGCGCCGAGTATCTTTAAATACGCATCGGCAAAGTAATCAACATCATTCGCCTTTTCGCTGATTGCTTTGTTATAGGCGTTAATCATAGATAACACTGGCTCAAAGATTCCGAGTTGCTCTTCGTTTTCCACATACTCTGTCGCTGGGACTCCATCAAATCCATGCTTGTGTTCTTCTGCACTCCAAACGATTTGCCCTTTTTGAGTAAACCAGCGGACTGAATTGTCGTCCGATATACTTCCGTGCAACACACCATTTTTATCCTTGTATAGTCTCACAAAGTATAGCTCTCTCTGCAAAACACTATCATCGTAGATCATAAAAGACTCCATCGGATCAAGGTATGTAATGCCAATGTTCCCGGTCTCATCCACGTAGTACATTTCGTAGCCACGTCCGTAGATGCTGCATATCTTAGCTAACTCAGCGTTCTTGTCGTCCATGTCGTTGTACTGGTCTACGAGCTCTACGTATTTCTCGACTGATTCATTTCCATCATCCACGACCGCCTTCACTGGATGCCCAGCGAAAAATCCGTTCATCGTATCAACAATGTACTTGGCAAAGTTCACGGCAATACGGTTGTCTGGCTTCCATTTCGGCTTGTCTTCTTGGTTAAATATCGGATAATCTGTGTTATATGCGTTCTGTAGGTCTTTTAATCTGCACGTAACCTCTTTATCATGCTCTACAATAAACTCCGCTAACTTGGCATCTGTCAGTTCTTCGTTGTCATCTAAGCGGTATATCATTATAGTCCTCCTTTCAGGATACTATTCCTGTTTAATTTAGGTCTGTCCGTAATGCTTCGGATCAGACTGGCTGCGCTATCCGGCGAGTCATCGTGCTCAGCGTGTTCGCTGTATTCCAGAATCTCATTGATATATTCCGGATCCGTATCTTCCAGCCACCAGATACGCGACCACCACTTTCTTAAGTAGGTGGATATCTTGATATATTTATTCATGCTTTCGTGGTATCCGTGTTTCGGGAGCCCCATGTTCCCAAGCTCTTTGATCAGATATCCCTTATCTGCATTCTTCTCGTTCTCAATCGTTCCGGCTCTGTACAGTGTGTGAAGTGCCTTTATCTCTCCCAAGCAGTCATCCACGTGTTTCTCCCACCGCTTTCCAAATCCAATAATTCGGCCGTCCGGCAACATCTTCATGACCGTAAATGCCGTTCCGTCAGAGCCATCGTAAGCCGCATCAATATGCGCCACGCCGTTATATATCAATGTTGGATCAGATACAAACTGCGGATGCTTAAACATCGTGTCGCTATCTGCTATATGTTTGAGCTCGTAGTTAGCGGCAAACAGGCTGTCTGTCATGCTGTTTCTCAACCGCTCTAGCGTTTCTCTGTCGATTAATCCTGTGCTGTAACAGTCGTACCTCTTAACATTCGGCATGAGTGATATAGCATCGTCCTTATGCCACGGCGTTCCAGTGTTGATAAATCGTCCACCGCGGTTCTTAACGTTCTGGAGCTCCATGTATTGCGTTTTTGTCTTCTCACGCTCTGCCCGGCTAACACGGTCCTTAACATTGACAATGTCATCAGTAACCACAATGTCTGCGTGCTTTCCTGTGATAGATGTTCCGATACCGAGTCCAACTACCTGTGGCACTCCCTTTGTAGATGTATTAAGGTTTGTATCGATCTCGGAAGTAGTCTCTCGCTCAAATACCAAGTCTGTGCCGTACAGTGTGTTTACAATATCTCGCAGTGCTCCGCTCCTCAGTATCTTTTGCGACTGTTGGATTACCTCTGTCACGTCATCATCCGTCTTACGAAAAAACATGACGTTCTCCGTCGGTGATATCACTGTGTGGAGCGCAAGGAATAAAGATAAATCTGTTGTCTTATACGACCCACGGTGCGCGAGTAGTGTCTGGTCATCGTCCGAATACAAAAAAGACCTCAACCACTCGTTGTGTAGAGTAGTAAGGTCTTTAAATCCCACCCAGTGCCCTATCAGATAAGGCTCGTCATACAGTAGGTCAAGTATTCTTTTTTTGTCGGCGTTCAAGGTATTCCCTCATTTCTTTGGCCGAGTCGTCTATCGGTGTGCTAACCTCTACAGTCTGGCGGTCACACCATTCGGCACGCTTACGGTTTTTAAGCCAGAATATCTGTGCTGTTGTATCCGGCGCTACCTGCTTCTTCGTGACTTTCTTCTTCGCAAGCATTCCGTCTTCGTCGTATTCCTCAGACACTTCTTCGTATTCGTAACCTAGTGCTCTTTTTAGCAAGGCATTCTCAACCTGTCTGTCAACTACTTCTTTGCCGCGTTTTAAGGCGTTCGATATGTCCGGATACTTATCGCACCATGCATTCAGTGTACTTCTGGATATTCCCATATTCGTAGCAATCTGCTCATTTATTAGACCATCTCTCGCCCACCCCTCTATCTTGATAAGTCCTTCATCCGTAATCCAGTCTTCATATTTTTTTGACACCTTATCACCTCCTTGGTACGAATATCTTTTCTATGGTTCTGTTTCTGCTTGTTCCGTAGCTACATACTTTCGTACGCTCTGCTATACATTTAAATCTATCTTCCGGCATCCAATATTCCGATATATATACTGGTACTTCTTGTTGGCATGCCCAGTCATAAAATGCTTTATGGTCAAACCCACCTTTCCCATAACCGTCTGTATTTACATACGGTATATCGCAGTAAATCACGCTGTTCGGTTTGACGTTTATATCCCGATAGTCTCCGGCGTGCGCTTCCAGACCTTTCAGTCTCTGTATGCTCTGTAGTCTCTGTAGGCTCTGTAGGTCTTCGTTAAGCTCTGCCCACGGAATCGTCAATCCTGGAATGATAGTCCGCATCTTCTCATAAGCTTCTGCAGTAGGTAACGCCCACTGGCTTTCACCGAAGTAATGTCCTGCCATTCCGTTAGTCCAAAGGAGTCTATCAACATCTGCAGCAGTTCTCTCCGATTCTTTCAAGGCGTTCCGCATATATTCACGGATATCCTTTGTCTTTTCCTTACGTACATCTGTTTTAATCTTCTTGGCATCTATGGTTCCATCTTTCTTGCGGACCATTTCAACGCCGCATTCCTTACATAGCCTTTCGGCTTGCTCCGTTAATCTATCTATATCTTTCCGGACTAAATCAAATTCTTTTACAAAGGCTCGCCAATGTGTCTGTGCTTCTTTTGGTGTTTTTGCAAAAAACATGAAATGCAAATGCTTTTTGAACCGTTCTATCTCCGGTGCATACAGATACTCTCTCCCGTTGCTCCCGAAGCTCCACACATATCGGATATACGGATCAGTGTACTTGAAAATCTCGAATGTCTCTCGACTTATCCATCGTTCTTCGTTCGCAAGTTTTCCGTTTATGGCATCCTTAAATAATTGGATGATATCTGGCTCTATATCGTTGATAATGTAGTTTTCCCATTTATCAGACTCCATAGCGCAATGCGTCACTGCGCATCCTCCAGCGAATAGATCATATAAGTTGTCGGCCTCCGGCAGAATGTCAACAACCCATTCAGCAATACCGTTTTTACTTCCCTTGTATGGGATTCCATATCTTTTCATGTTTCTCCAATCTAAAAAAGACGGTCATCCGTCTTCTGCGTACAATATATAATCCGTTCGCTTTTCCGTGCACAAGAAAAAGCACCCAGCTTGCGCCAAGTGCCTTTCCTTGATAAGTCAGGAGGTTCCCATCAAATGAGAGAAAACGAACGTTTTGTCTGTCTTTCGACATTACTATTTTTGCACATATAGATGTGCGATTCAATGACATCTTTTTACCACCATTCATTTTCATTCGTCCTGTGATCCGCATGGATGAATATCACCGGACGTGTTCCGTCAGATCCATCATTGATAATCTCTAACTCTCCGATGTAGTTGAAATCCTCTGCTGTATCAAGATATACTGTCAGGCTGACTTCGCCGCCCAGTACCTCATCTACTCGTTGTGATACCGCCTGTTTAAACTCCGCTGTATCCGTGATGTCTTTCTTCTCAACAGTGATCGGTGTCGGTTCTTTCACTTCCTGCTTCTCAGCGCATCCGGTTAATGCCAGGGATGCCATCAGGATGATTAACGCTCTATTGATTCTGTTCATGTATTTGCCCGCCTTCCTCTTTTTGTTTTATACTTCAAGTAATCGCTTTCACCATATGTTCCCTTGTGCAGTTTTCGCAAAGCAGAACCTAACCCATTTTCAATATCTTCTTCTGTACGATCATGGGTATCTTCCACTTCGCCAAGAATAGTTATTGCTTGCTCTGTATACATGATAAGCTGCTCAATCTCCTGCTCTGTAAAATAAATACTACGTCCCATCTACTACACCTCCCTGTATGGCTCTGGTAATGGCATCCATGCTATTACATCGTCCACTGCATCGTCGGCATCGTCTGTCCACTCTTTTCCATCCCAGTAGGCGCTAAACGGTTGTGAAACGCGTCTAGTCTGCACAATGTAGCCATCGAAATAACCGTCAACCTCTGGTTTCTTCGGAAGCTTCTCGCTACATGGAATCCACTTCAAAACATTTTCATTCTCTACTAATTCAAAATATTTTTCTTTCCACTCTACAACGTTATTTAAAAAATAAGAGCTGTAACCAATGCTGTAATGATTTTCGCCAAGTAGCTTATACTTCAATTCATAGTACGGTTTGTCACCAATTATTCTCACTATGATATCCATGTCAGTTACTTTGTTCTTTTCATGATTTTCCAAAGCACTTTCTTCCATGTCCTCAAGTTTTGCTAACTTTTCCATAGCTTCTGACAGCTTGTTTTTATCTTTAATCACTGCTTTCCCAGCATTGTATTCTGTATATCGCATTTATTCATCCTCCTTATCTTCTAACAGTTCCGGATTATCATAGATATTACCAATGACTATAACTTTATTTTCCCAATAACCAAGCTCTTTTCTGTATAAACTTTCTTCCGGAAATTCAATGTAAAATCCTTGGTTAGTATCTGTAATACTAAAGCCGGCTGTGTACAATCCGAATTTCACCTCTCCACAAACACCCGCACTATCTTTCACGAAATCTCCCTCAAAGATTTTCTTTCCGTTCTTGTCGGTTAATCCTGTATACTGGCAAATCGTATTTTCATCAACCAGGAATTCACACTCGAGACTTTTATCGTAAATATAATTCTTATCACTAAGATAGCCATGCACCCATGTTCCATTAAGATGCTCGTTACTATCCATTGCATGGATATGTTTTGCTCTAAAAAGTATTTCTCTACTCATATTCGTCAACAACCTCCAACTTTTTCAAATCCTCAATCTTCCACGGTTCATCATCTGACCATTTGACCATCGGGAAATCAACATTTAAATGCCGATTAAAGCCTAGACAACCACAATTGGACAAATACCAATACTTTTCCAATTTTCTTGGCTGTGCTTCATATGCAAACAACATACCATTTTTATCTCTTATGATGAACTTATATTCTTCTTTAAGACAGTCCAAAAACGCCCTGTCTCTTTTTGATATCTTCGGCTGTTCAATATATTCTGCCATCGCCCATTTATACAGCGCATCATCTCCACAGCTCCCATCGCTATTGCGCACGCACTCCTCACATCTGAGTGATTTGTCAGCACATTCACATGGCTTTCCGGTTGCCTTGCGTACTGCCATCCTATCGTTTACCGAACACGCAAACCCTAATATCTCTTTCGCGTATTTCTCTATGTTTTTCATATCGTTTCACCCTCTTCTATAAAATCAAATATGTTCATTTGTCCTTTGATATCGTCACTTTCCATCCACCACTCATACACATCTTCCCCAGTCTTAAATTCACACGGAAGTCCTTTTGCATTTCTGGCATCAATCATTCTTCCGAATGCTGAAATGTACAATTTTTTGTACGCTGGAAAATCTGCAAATTCCTTGTACCTCTTCTTTCCGGCCATCGGGCATCCAATACAGCCAACACGATCATATCCGTATTGATACAGTTCGCATGTCAGTATTTTTTCTGAATGTATGTATTCCCACACATCCGAATTTTTCCAGTCAATAATCGGATTAACAACCATCTTGTTTTTTTGCATACAATGTTCATTCATCCGGCGTTTGGCATCATTGTCATTCATCAGCATAACTGTCGAATATTTTTCTTTATCGGCTTTTGTTCTTCCGACTTTTTCAAATTCATCTCTGTCCATTGCTCTCGCCGTGCTTTCATGCCATCTTACTCCTGTTGCAATAAATCTGTTATTGCAACTTGTTTCTTTCAAGACTGAACAGCAATACCTACTTATTCTTGTCGGCGGCATAAGCTTAATTGGAATCAGTGACCACATGCTGATTCGCTTGCCTTGATATGTCGGCTTCTCAATTTCACAACGAATACCGTCAAGTTCCATTTTTTTGAATACGTTCTGAATGTGTCGCACGGTCTGTGGAGCATCAGCCGTAGTGTGGCTGTTATGGACTTCGAACGGAACGCCTGAGCGTCTAAAAAGCTCTAATATAACGTCCGAATCCTTCCCCCCAGAATATGTGCATACAAGCGGCTGTCCGTAGTGGTGCAGACTCATTTCAGAAGCATATCTTATTCGTTCAATTGCTTTTTGCTCTAAATTCACAGCCTATTCCACCTCAATTCCTATGTCTTCTTTCAGCATTGTCTCAATATCTTCCAGACTGATATAACCTCTGTTGTAAGAGTCCAGAATATCCTGAAACTTGTCCACAAACCGCCCCACACGCTTTTCGCCGAAGTCAAACGCCTGATTCAGCGCCAGACATCCGATCATCATGAACAGCTTATGAGATGCGACTATAAGGTTATCAGCATCACGGCGGTTTAATACCTTATTCCGCTTATACGCCTGTTGTTTGTTGTTAAAGTACTTCATCCTCGCTCCTATCCTCATTAAATGGGCAGTCAGCACAATTGCTAACTAAGTTTCCGTTTTCGTCTACTCTGTAATCGTCACCATACGCTCCGCATTCATAGCAGTAGTCATCATATACGCTATCCATCCTGTCCGATCTCCTCTCTTATCTTTTCCGCAATTGCTTCTATTACATTGACAGTAACTCCATTGCCAAACCAATCAATAAATTTCATTCAGTAAATCTCCTTATACCTCTATATCCTCATCTGTCGGGAACTGGAATGTTATAAAACCGTTATGTTTCCACCATTGCCAACGGCACTCTTCCATAGCTTTGATTGCTTTTTCTTCGGTAGAATACTCTGCAATTACAGGATTATCGGTAATCCCTTCGACACCAAAAAACTTTTTACTCATAAGATATATTTTTTCTTTGTATCTCTGCAACGCAGCTTGCTCATAAGGAATGTCATAGCATCCATCCTGACTAATTACTCTCATTGTCATCCTCCTCCGGTATCCTAAGATGTTCTAGTGCTTTGCTGTGAATCCTGTGTATTTGTCTCTCGGAAAACATCATCTTTTCCGCAATTTCCCAAAACGCCATTCCTTTTATGTATCTGTAAAAAAGCACATCGTCCTCGTTTTTGTTTTCGAGTGTCTTGATTCTTCTTGCTATATCATTAAATATCATAATCCGCTCACCACGTTCGTTTTTTAGACTTCGGATCATTGTGTCAATCTGTGCCACATATCCAGACAGATCGCTCTGACAACTACCTCTCGGCATTCCGTCATTAGCTCCGGCAGAAGCTGACATCTTTAGTTCTCTCAACTCTGCTATCTCTTCTGTCAGTCTATGTACACGTCTCACATGGACTATATACTGTCTGAGGTACTCTTTCTTTTTTTCTCGTTCCTGCCTATCCACTTATATTCTCCTTTACATCTACTTTCTTCTTTTTCAGATATCCCAACGTGCTATATGCCGGACTTCTGAATCTTTCAAGTGCTTTCTGATCCGGCCTGTTCATCGCTTCGCTATCATGTTGTGCGATCAGATCAAGTTTATGTGCTTTATTAAGCTTCGGTCTATTCATCCTTTGCCTCCACAATCTTTCCATCTTTCATCCAGTACCATGTGTCTTCTTTAATGTTTTTTCCGTCGACACGTACCATCATAGATCCCCTAAACTCCCAAGCATCTTCTTTCCAGTACTTATCGGATAATCGATACCATTCCGCGAATACAAGCGTTGCTCCGATCACACCTTTTGCTTTTGATTCAGGACCCCAAGCCGCAGCAACGCTATTAGGATGATTAGCTTCGCAAGTACCGCGGTACCCTGTGTTAGAGGATGCTCCGCAGTTACCTGTGTTAGAGGATGCTCCGTAGTCCCCTGTGTTAGAGGATGCTCCGCGGTACCCTGTGTTAGAGGA